ACATTTCTGGAACCCATCAAAGTAATTTTGGATTGTATGAAATGGAAAGTTGAAAAGACAAATTCTTTGGAAGACTTCTTCAGTTAAAAGGAACAATATGAGTATTCTTGACAAAATTAAAAAGAACAGCAGTATCAAAGAGTCTGCTATCCTAGCGAAATCAAAATTCTTTAATGACAAAGACATGATACCAACAGCGGTGCCAATCGTAAACGTGGCACTATCGGGTAAATTAGATGGTGGTCTAACACCAGGTCTTACAATGTGGGCAGGTCCATCCAAACACTTTAAGACTGCATTTTCTTTATTGATGGCCAAATCTTATCTGGACAAATATGAAGACGCTGCTTTACTTTTTTATGATTCTGAGTTTGGTACTCCTCAATCCTATTTTGACTCTTTTGGCATTGACACTAATCGGGTGCTTCACACTCCGCTTACTGATATTGAACAGCTCAAGTTCGATGTGATGACACAGTTAACCCAACTTGAACGTGGTGATAAACTAATCATCATTATCGATTCAATTGGTAATTTGGCATCAAAGAAAGAAGTTGAAGATGCTTTGGCTGAAAAGTCTGTAGCAGATATGTCAAGAGCCAAACAAATTAAATCATTGTTTAGAATGGTGACACCACACCTATCAATGAAAGATATTCCTTTGATTGTTGTTAATCACACATACATGGAAATTGGAATGTTCCCCAAAGCAATCGTTGGTGGTGGTACAGGTTCTTATTATTCTGCCGATAATATCTTTATCATTGGCCGTCAGCAAGAGAAAGATGGCACTGAAATCACTGGTTATAATTTTATTATCAATGTAGAGAAGTCTCGTTATGTCAAAGAAAAATCTAAAATTCCTGTTACCGTTTCTTTTGACGGTGGCATTAGCAAGTGGAGTGGTCTTCTTGATCTTGCTCTTGAATCCGGACATGTGGTTAAACCAACCAATGGCTGGTATAGTAAAGTAGATGAAGACGGTGTTGTTGAGGATAAAAAGTACCGTGTCAAAGAAACCGATACGGCTGCTTTCTGGACTTCTATTGTAGAGTCCGAATCATTCAAGACCTTTATCGAAAACAAATACCGTGTTGCTGCTGGTAGCATCATGCAAGAAGAATTGGAAGAAGCCGTAGAATGATTGAAGGCACAGATTATTGTTTCATTTACCCAAAGAATGAAGACACAATAGTACACATCAGGCTCTTAACTGGACCATACAAAGATACCACATTCAAGTATGGTAAAGTAAAAATAAAAGAAGAACCTGATGGGGCTCATTTACTTTTTGCTTATGATGTGTTAGAATCACCAGTCATGAAACCAAATAAGTTGGAGAAGGATATATCTTTCAAAAACTATCTTGGTGATTTACTGGTAGAGATAATGACTTCCAACATGGAACAGGATATAATTGATGAAACTAGAGCAGACGATATTAAAGAACCTGATTTATAATGATGAATACATCCGCAAAGTATTACCTTTCCTGAAGGCCGAATATTTCACAGACAGAACCGAAAGACTCATATTCAATGAAATCCTTTCATTCACGAATGATTACAATTCTTCACCAACGATTGAAGCAATTGCATTGGCCATCAAAGAGAAACGAAATCTCACAAATGATGAGGTGGAAAAGTCCGAAGCTTATCTTAAAGAGATTGTTTCAACTAAGCAAGAAGAATCCAAGATTCAATGGCTTGTTGATAAATCCGAAGCCTTTGTACAAGAAAAGGCAATATACAATGCAGTATTGGGGTCTATTTCTATACTCGAAGGAAAAGACAAAACCCAAGAGAAAGGTGCGATTCCCAAGATACTATCAGATGCGTTAGCCGTTAGTTTTGATAACTCGGTTGGCCACGACTACTTGGAAAACTCCGATGAACGATATGAATTCTACCACAGAAAAGAAGAACGAATCCCATTCGACCTTGAGTATTTTAACAAAATCACCAAGGGTGGTCTTCCTGCCAAAACACTTAACATTGCATTGGCGGGGACTGGCGTGGGTAAGTCTCTCTTTATGTGTCACGTTGCTGCTGGGTGTATGTCTCAAGGCAAGAACGTACTCTATATCACTATGGAAATGGCTGAAGAACGTATCGCTGAAAGGATAGATGCAAATCTACTTGATGTGACCGTTGATTCTTTGGTCGAATTACCTAGAGAGATGTTCAACAAAAAGATTTCTAGGCTTCGTGAAAAGACCACAGGTAAGTTAATCATCAAAGAGTATCCTACCGCATCAGCATCATCAATACACTTTAGGACACTCTTGAATGAACTCAACCTTAAAAAGTCTTTTGTACCGGATATTATTTTTATTGATTATCTCAATATTTGTTGTTCCGCCAGAATCAAAGCAGGAGCCAACGTTAATTCCTATACTTACGTTAAAGCAATTGCAGAAGAATTGCGAGGTCTGGCCGTTGAATTCGGAGTCCCCATTGTCTCTGCAACTCAAACCACAAGGTCAGGATATTCCTCTTCCGACCCCGGACTCGAAGATACAAGTGAGTCTTTTGGTTTGCCTGCGACAGCTGACTTGATGTTTGCTTTGATTTCATCCGAAGAATTGGAATCTGTTGGCCAAATCATGGTCAAACAATTGAAGAATAGATATAATGATCCAACAATGTTCAAACGGTTTACTGTTGGCATTGATAGAGCGAAGATGAAACTATTTGACATTGCACAAAGTGACCAAGACTTTATGGCAGATTCTGGACATAAAGGTGAAGATAAACCACTCAATACATTTGGATTGCGTGAAAAGAAATTTGATGGATTTAAAGTATGACATTGACAAAAGAAGAGGCATTGTATTGTGCCAAGGCATTTGAAGATTACTTTGGTAATTTTGACCGCATTGATGCCTATATGAGAGACCAGAAGTTAAACTCACTTGCTGGTCTTTCTACCAATCCTTTGTTTCCTATTGAAGATGACTTGTTCTCAGACTTTTCTATGCATCCTAATGATATGGATATTGATGTGTGTGAAATTAATCCTGACACATGGGAAACATTATTGAACATCACCTCATCTCACGTTAATATTGCACCTGTTGGCCGCAATGTTAAACTGGCTGTGAAAGAAAAGAACACCGATAAAGTTCTTGGATTCATCCGCCTTGGGTCTCCTGTGATTAACTGTAAACCACGCAATGATATGCTTGGCCAAGTCTTTACACAGAAACCTGAGTGGGGCAAACGATTCAATAATTCGGCAATGATGGGTTTTGTTATTGTACCAGCACAACCATTTGGTTTCAATTATCTTGGCGGTAAGTTGTTGGCTGCCATTTGTTGTTCACATAAAGTCCGTGAAATTGTTAATGCCAAATACAATATGAACCTGTGTCTGTTTGAAACGACCAGTCTATATGGTTCTTCTAAACAAGTATCACAATATGATGGCATGAAGCCTTATATTAGATACAAAGGTCTTACAGATTCCGACTTCTTACCAATGATGCATGGCAAGCCTTACACAGAGTTGAGAGACTTTGTTGAAGATAAAGTTGGCAAGATTGTTGAAGACGATATCTCCAGTAAGAAACTAAAAATCTCCATGAAGATTATCTCCATGACCAAGGCTGCTCTAAAAGGTCATCCAGAAGCAGTTGACTTCCAAAATACAATCGATAAGGCTAAAAATCTAACAGAACAAAAGAGGTACTATATCTCCAACTATGGTTTTAGTAACTATATTGACTACATTTGTTGTAGAACAGATACACTTATTAAAGATAAAGAGAATTACGACAAATTTGAACTGGAAAATGTAGTACAATGGTGGAAGACTAAGGCAAGTAATCGTTATGAGTCTCTCAAGGCTGATGGCAGATTAAGGTCTGAGTTGGAGGTTTGGACTTCAGGTAAAGATATCCAAATCATTCGATAAATACTTTTATTTGGATTCAACATGGGAAAATATCTTACTGGTGGCGAACAAACAACAGTTAATTCAACAATTACAGAATTGTTTCCTTCACTATGGTTTAATAACAACTCCAAACCACCAAGAAGTGTTGATGATTTGGCCGAGTTTATAAAGACCGTTAACTTGAATTCATCAAATTCAAAAAAATCATTCGTCACCACATCAGATATTAAACAGGCCGAAAAGTTTATATCACAAGCATTTAGTGTGATTGAACCTAAGATGTTAAAGACTAAATTGGAGAATGCTTATGCGATTACCAATTACATCTATGATACAGATAAGTCCAATCCAATCATTAAAGCAGTTTGGGGTTATCGTGCCAAACCAGCAGGTGTACCATCAAATCATGCTGGTGATATATTTTTAATGTTTGCTGATAAGTCCATATCAGGAATAAGTTTAAAGGCTGGAACAAAATCATCAGCTGAGCCAAAATTAAATTCATACGTCAGAACAACAATTTTAAAGCCTTACTGGCAAAAATTGGATCCTAAGGCTGATGATAGACTGAAATCCGAATTGTGGAAAAATGTTTACTCTAAAGTTCCAGGCTTACCAAAAACTGTAACACAAGATAATTATTATTCTTCAGGTAGAATTGCTAAAATTCATCCTGACATGGATGCTGCTTTGTTAAAACTGTTTCAATCTAATCCTGAAGAATTTGATAGACTGTATCAAGTACAAAACAATGTCAGTAAACAAATCTTATGTGATTTAATTAACTCCAATGTTAAAGTCACCAAAGAATGGATCAATCAAGAATTTAGATTGGAAAAACCACAAGCGGTGCCTTTGATACTAGTAAAGGCGATTGGTACAAAGGCCGAAGAACAAGGTGACAAGTTGGTTAATTTTTTATCCAAAGTCACAAAAGTTCATGCATACATAAACAAGAACTCTGTACAAGAATGGTTCATTGATGTTTCTGATGCTAAAGGTAAAAAATTAACCTTACTAATGACCGTTCGTAGTGATTCGGAGTACAGAAAAGAAAAACGAAAAGGTAAACTAGGTGCTTTAGCTATGTTAAAGTTATTATACCGTGGTGTAAAAAAATAATTAGGAAAATTTGTTATGAACAAGGCGACAATAATTATACCAACGACTGGTGCACCAACACTCAGAAATGCAATTGAGTCGGTGTTAAATCAAAGTGAAACGACAACGTGTTATGTTGTATGTGACGGTCAACAGTTCAGGGGAGCTGTTAAGGTAATACTGGATGATTACCTTGGTAATCCTAATCTAAAGGTATCATACTTACCAATTAATGTTGGTGCTAATGGATTTTACGGACACCGTATATATGCTTCTTTTACCCATCTAATTGACACAGAATTTGTGGGATATTTGGATCAGGATTGTTGGTTGGAAAAAGACCATGTAAAAAGTTGTTTAGAAACAATAACTTCTACGAACGCTGATTGGGTTTATTCACTTAGAAAAATATGTGGTAAACTTGGCGATTACATTTGCAATGATGACTGTGAGTCGCTTGGTAAATGGCAAACGTATCATGGCATTAATCATATAGATACTAATTCATATTGCCTTAAAACAAGTGTTGCAATACAATTGGCTTCTGCTTGGCATGGTGGCTGGGGTCAAGACAGAGTGTTCTATTCGGTACTACAAAAATACTTTCCTAAGTATGAGTGTACTGGTCAATACACGGTGAATTATCGTGTAGATGGTAATGCGGGTTCCGTTAATGCCGAATTCTTTAAGAACGGCAACGAAGTGATGAATAAAAAATATAATGGAGTTTTCCCATGGACAAAAGTAATGACGCAGTAGTTGGTTTTATTACCGGTTACAAATTTGAAAAGATTGCACCTTGGGTCAATTCACTTCTAGCAAGTGGTTTCTCTGGCCAGAAATTTATGATTTGTTACAACATCGAAGAAGATGTCATCAACAAATTAAAAAACCTTAACTTTAATGTCATCAATATCAATATGAACGAACAGTTCAATATTGTTAATATTCGGTTTTTACACATATGGCAAATATTAAAGCAACTAAGAGGTCAATTAAGATATGTCATTAATACTGATGTGGCTGACGTTATCTTTCAAAGTGATCCATCTATTTGGCTTGAAAAGAACATTGGTGATAAAAAACTTGTCGTAGCATGTGAGTCATTGAAATATAAAGATGAAGCTTGGGGTATTCACAATATGTACAAGTCTTTTGGTCCTGTGGCTGCTGACCACATGAAAGATACACCAATCTATAATGCAGGTACAACTGCTGGTGTTTGTGAGGATTACTTGGACTTCTGTTACAATGTGAGTCTGTTGTGTGATGGTGCACCAATGTTTGTTGAGGGTGGAGGTGGTCCTGACCAAGCTGCCGTTAATTTGTTGTTGTCGCTTAAAACATATAATGACGTTACTATGTTCGTCAATCACGATACACCATGGGCTTGTCAATGTGGTACAACAGCAGACCCAAATAAAATTAATGGCTTCAGACCAAACTTACTAAGTAAAGAACCTGTATTTGAAGACGGATGTGTTTACAATACATTTGGCCAAAAATATGTAATGGTACATCAATACAATCGAGTACCTGAATGGAAGAAACAATTGGAGGAGAAATATAGTGTCACACCCAGCACAAAATAGTTATATTAAATATGTAAAAGATAAATTTCCTGATTCTTTCCATAAAAAACAGGTTTTAGAAATTGGCAGCCTTAACATCAATGGTACAGTTAGAGACTTCTTTAGTGAATGTCATTATGTTGGACTAGATGTTGCTGAAGGTAAAGATGTTGATGTTGTTTGTGAAGGTCAAAACTTTGATGCACCAAGCGAGAGTTTTGATGTGTCTATCTCTTGTGAATGTTTTGAACACAATCCAGAATGGGTGGCCACTTTCCGTAATATGTACAGAATAACCAGAACAGGTGGTTTAGTTATTATGACATGTGCAACAACTGGTCGACCAGAACATGGA